CCTTTTGAGCTCCGTTGTACTTTCGTTGTCCCTTTGGCATACAAAAACACCCCATTTCCTAAACAGTATACCATACTGTCTAACAAATGGGGTGCAGTTCAGAGATACGCTGGCGGTTTTCTGTTTTCAGAAGATTTGAGTTTTCATGCGGGTGGATTCGAACAGCTGCGGCCCCGTCGCAGAAGAAGGGGCAAAAACAGCCCGGTGGGCTGTTTTTAGCAGCGCGGCTTGCGTAATCCACCCGCGCCCATAAAAAGACCGCCAGCGTATCTCTACGCTGGCGGGCCTTGGCATGGAGCTGGCGGCGCGGAAAACACTGCAAGCGTTAAATCAGATAACGGTTTCGATTGAGATCGGGGGTGTCACTGGCTCGCCTGTATGGCGAGCGGTGCACCCCTGATCTTTTTGCCGGAACAAAAAAGAAAAGCACCATACTTCCTACGAAGTACAGTGCTTTTTTGGTGGAGCTATCAGGAGTCAAAACGAACATTTTAGCATCCGGTGACAGCCCGCCATCGGGCGGGTCTTCTCCGGTCACCAAAGGAATTTCGACGCTGTTCTGGTCTCCCATGCAGGAGAACACCAGCTTCATGCGGTTATCATCGTAGACATAGACGGCCACGAGGAAGTTTTTGAACAGCTCCATCTGAAAATCCCGGTCGTAGATGTCACCCTGCTGCAGCAGTTCCAGATAGGAGATGATTTGCTCCCGGTCGATTTTCACGACATCCTCTTTGGCCACATTCAGCTGGACGCTCAGCCGGGATTGCTCAGTCTCAAGCTCAACCATCCGGGTGCGGGTGGCCTCTGTGATAATCCCCATCTCGATGGCTTTCAGCATATTCGAGGTGGCTTTTTTATTTTCCTCCAACTGCTGCTCCAACGCCTCAATCTGGAGGTCATTGTCGTGCTTTTCCCAGTATTCGACCGTCCGATCTGCTATCCACGCAATGACATCATCGGTCAAGCAGTACATCTTGATGGCCTGAGCCACAGCCGGTTCAATGACATCCCGGCGGATGTTCTTCTTGTCACAGGCGTGCTCGGTGCGCCGCTTCTGGCAGGTGTAGTAGTAATGCAGCTCGCCGTTTCTACTGGTGCCAGATACGCCCGTCATGTAGCTGCCACAATGCCCGCAGCGCAGCTTCCCGGTCAGCAGATAATCTTCTGCCCCGACACGGTGCCGGGTTCCGACTGGATTCTTTTTCATCCTCATGGCCTCCTGTACCCTGTACCACAAATCATCGCTCACTATGCGTGGAATGCCATCGGCCACCCGGACATCCCCGTATATGTAGATGCCCCGGTACCGCTCGTTCTGGCAAATACTCTGGAAGCTGCCTTTGTTCCAGTTGGCTCCCTTGCTGGTCTTGATGCCCTGGGCATTGAGATCTCGCGCAATGTCCACGAACAGGTCACCAGCAGCCACACGGGTGAATACTTCCCGGACAACGGCCGCATTCGCTTCATCCAGCACCACACGGCCATCCTCACCCCGCTTGTAGCCCAAGGGCTGCCGACCGTTTGCCATGCACTTGCTGGCGTTATCATACAGCCCCCGGGTGATGTCCTCTGCCATGTTCTCGCTGTAAAACTGGTTGACGTTCATCATGTTCCGCAGTGCAAAACGCCCGGCGGCAGTATCGTCAAAATCTTCCTCGGCATAAAACACCTTTACGCCGTAATCGTCCAGCTTCGCCTCGTTGACCATTGCCTGAAGCATATTGCGGCCGATGCGGTTAGACTTCCACGACACGACGGCCTGAAACTTCCCTTTTTCAGCATCCCGCATCATCTGCTGGAAACGAGGCCGGTTATCCGTCTTGCCGCTGATTGCCCTGTCCTCATAGGTTCCAACGACGTGCAGCCCCAGCTCGGCAGCGTGCTTCATGCACTCGCTGACCTGCTGCTCAATGCTGACCTCTCGCTGGTTATGGGAGGAGTAGCGGGCATAGATGACGGCATCCTGACCCGCAGCGATATTCTTTTTTCGAGCCATCAACCATCACCGTCCGTTTTCAAATCCCAAGAAGCTGCTTTTTCTTTGCAGCAAATTCTTCTTCTGTCAGGATTCCCTCATCCAGCAGCTGCTTCAAACCACGGATTTCATCCACCACGGACACAACTTTTATGTTCGGTATCTCTATTTTAGATTCGGGATCTTTGTAGATGGTGGTATTGTCTTCCAAAGCGAGAGAATACGAAATTGACTTTCCGTTCCACATTCCAATGGCCTCAAGTTCGGGCACAAGTTCAAACCATTGCTGCTCCGAAATAACTGGAATATTCAGAGCATTTGCCTTTTCGATTTTCGTTTGCCTTGGGTCACTGCACACAATCAAAAGCCCTGTCTTTTTTGATACGCTTACACTCGCGGTCAAACTATATGCTGATAAAATATCGAGAAAATCCATTCGGCTTCTCAGCATAGCAGGGCTTCCGGTCACACAAACGCTCTTGAACTCCTGCAACCGCAATGCAATTTCTTTCAAGTCCATAAAATGACCTCTGCAACGCAAATTTCATAATATTATGTCAGAAACACACAAATTTTTCCGATTTTCGGTATAATTCCACGATTCCATGAAAAGCGGGTGCGTATTTGATATAATTCAGTTGCTGCCGACAGTAAATTTGAGAAAGGAGCCATGCCGTATGACTACGAGCGAATGGTCGGACATCTTTGCCAAAGTCAAAAAACTGTCGGATGCTGATAAGGAGCGTTTACTTATTTTTCTGCACGCTCTGAAAGGTAACGGAGATAATTCAGCGCCTCCTGCTGCCGATCCGCCGGTAAATCAAGAAGCAGCTCAATAATTTCAGCCGTTTGGCCGTCCTCCTGCTGGAGGGCGGCCTTTATCATTTCTTTGGGGGTATGACCCAGCAGAGAGTCCAGCGATTCGCCCAGCTCGTCCGCAATGGCGCAAGCTGTCACCAACGAAATAGAATCGCTGCCGCTCAGTTCTTCCTCGATTTCCTGAACGCTGATGCCAGCAGCCTCTAAGTCGGCCGGATCCGCATTATTCAAAATCTGCATCACGCTGTCACGGAATTTAGAGGCCCACTCATTCCGGCTGGCTTCTTCATCCCACCCCATGATGTAAGACGGGGTCGTATCAAGTGCATCAGCAATAGCCTTGATTTTGGACTGCTGCAACGAATAAAGGTCAAGCTCTATTTTGTTGATGGAGGAACGCGATTTGTAACCGATACGCTTAGCCAGTTCCTCTTGGGACATATTGAGTTCTTCTCTCCGAACCTTGATTCTCTGTCCAATAGTCATATCATAGTCCTCCCAAAATCTTCTGATGCTATTATAGTACACGCGTACCTGTATCGTCAACATATTTTTGTTTTTTCAAAAAAACTTGTTGACAATACATCAACGATGTGGTAATATACGCCCAGTAGATGAAACATCTACAGCCGAAGAGAAAGCGAGGTGATACCACCGTGACCAACACAAATCTGCTCCGAATCAAAATTGACCAGTCCGGCTATAAGATGAAGTATGTTGCAACCCGAATCGGCCTGACTTATCAGGGTTTTTTGAACAAACTCCGCAATAAGTCTGAGTTTACCGCATCCGAGATCAAGGGTCTCTGCGTTCTCCTGGACATTGATGTCAATGAGAAGGAGAGCATATTTTTTTGCGGCTGATGTAGATTAAACATCTACAGGCAACACATGGAGGACCACATGGACACCACAATTCACATCAACGTGGCCGATATTCCCCCGGAAGTCGGTGAGAGCTTTGGCCGCGTGACGCTGGCGGGATTCAAAAAATTCATCGCCCAGCCCGGGAACCGCGAGAAGCTGGAGGCCCAGATGGCCGCCCGTAAGGCTCGCAAAGAAAGGGAGTGTAAGGAATGACCCGGATTCTGATGATCGTGTACGGCATCACCGCCGAACAGGCCGCAGCTCGTGCCCTGGCGGCGCAGTTTGCTGTGACCTCTGTTATCGCAGCCCTGTTTGTCTGGCTGGACAGCATGGGAATGTTCGATGATGTAGGCCGCTGGATGGGGCGCAAGCTCCGGGAGGTGCTGGATGCTGTATCCGGCTGACGAAGAAGCTGGCTACCCTGAGCCTCCTGTGTGCCCCCTCTGCCACCAGAGGTGCGATACCATCTACCGCACCGATGACGGCGTAATCGTTGGCTGCGACCGCTGTTTGGAGGCCGCAGACGCATGGGAAGTCCGTGAGTGCTTCCCGGAAAAGGAGTGATTTTATGAAAGGATTGGTATTCGACACCGAGAATCGGATGCAGTTCAAGGACTTCGGCGAACCGCTGCTGGATAACCTCCAGAAAGAGGTCGGCGGCTGCATCGAGGTGGTTCATCCCAAGTATCTGCCGGAAGGACTGTGCATGGTGATTGACGATGAGGGGTTGCTGAAAGGCTATGCCATCAACAGCATCGCCAGCGTCCTCTACGGTACGCCGGAACATGGTCAGCCCATTGTGGGCACCGCTGTGATTCTCCGTGAGGGCTTTGTGGCCGGGGAACTCGACTTTATGAGCCTTGATGATGGAGATGAAGTTGGCCTGATGCTCTTGTTCTCTGCGCTCGGTATCTGCATCAAGAACGAAAGCGAGGCCGAGTGATGGACCTGGAAAAATTCTACTTCACCTACGGTTCCGATGATGTCCAGCCGTACTGCGGCGGGTGGACGGAGGTCTGGGCACCCAACTACCAGATGGCGTGCCAGGCATTCCGGGTGGTTCATCCCGACCTCATTCCCAATGTCTTGAACTGTGCCAGCTCGTACACCGCAAAGGAGTTTGAGAAGACCAAGATGTTCGGCCCGGGCGGCAACTTCGGCCTCCGCTGCCGGGAGACCATCACGCTGAACATCGCTGTCAATAAGGCCGAGGAGGGGGTGATTTTTTGAAAGTGAGAGGTAAAAAGCTGACCCGCAAGCAGAAAGAAGCCCTTTCCGCACAGGGCTGGGACTTCCGCCTGTACCTCTGTGTCCGGGATGGCCCGGACTTCATGGAGTTGGTCAACCGCACCACCGGCAAATACGTCATGTTCCGCAAGTAAACCTATTAACTGAAAAGGAGTAAACATTATGATTCGCAATCCCAACGACATTCAGGACGGCGCAAAGAAGATTCGGATGCTCATTGCTGGCTACCCCGGCATCGGCAAGTCCACGCTGGCCCTGTCCTCACCCCGCCCGCTGCACATCGACTGCGACTTTGGCATTGACCGTATCGAGCCTCGCTACCGTATGCCGTACATCCAGCCCCGCAGCTATGACGAGATTCTGAATGACCTGAAGCCGGAGAACCTCAAGGACTTCGAGACGCTGGTGTTCGATACTGCCGGCAAGCTTATCACCCTGATGGGCCTGTGGGCTATCAAGCAGAACCCCAAGTATGGTCAGCGGGACGGCAGTCTGTCCCTCAAGGGCTATGGCTTTGTTGGCCGCGAGTTCGTCCGGCTGATGGACTACTGCTTCTACGAGCTGAAGAAGAACATCGTGGTGGTCTTCCACGCCACCGAGGAAAAGGACGGCGATAACACCCGTCTCCGCATCAAGGTTGAGGGCCAGACCAAGAACAATGTGTGGGAGCCTATGGATCTGGGCGGCTTCGTGG